AGCCCCGGGGGTAGCCGCCCACGCTGGCAGCGGGCCGGGCAACGTGGGAGTTGCTGGCGTTCCAGGTTGCTCGGTGGCCTTCGGCTGCACGTACTGAGGGCCGAACGCCCCGCCAAGCGCCGCCGCGCCGATCAGCCCCTTACCGCCGCCCAACTCGCCACCGGCAGCGCGAACACCGGCCAGCGCGCCATACATCGGCGCGGCCACAAGGTTGGCGAGGAACTTCGTCAGGTTCTCCGCGATCCCCGGCAACCCCTTGCTGATGCCGAAGTCGGCGTCGATCTCCGCGCCCAACCCCTCCAGCATGTTGGTCTGGTCGCGGATCGAATCGTTGATCTTCTTCCAGGTGCCACGCTGAGCCTCAAGGTATTCCACCTGGGACTTGAGGTACGAACGCTCCTGTTCCGTGACGTTGTTTTGCGCCTTGAGTTTCTGCTGCTCAGTCGCCTGGTTGTCCTGCGCCAGTTCCAGCACCCGGGCGCGGGCCTCCTCGACCGCGGCGCGCTGCTGATTCAGCCGCGACTCGGCGTCGAACACGGACTGCGGATCAACCACATAGCCGTAGCCCTTTTGCGAAAGCTGCGCCGGGGTCAGCTGGGACATCAGCGACCGGGGGTCGGGCGGCCCCCACTGCGCCCCACCGAACTGCCCCAGCGGAATGTTCTGCAGCGAGTACCGATCGAACGGGATGTCGGGCTTGGCACCGCCGCCAGGGTTGGGCACCGGAACGTCGAAACCGCCGGGTGGAATGTCCGGTATCTGCCCCCACGCCTGACCGAGGCTGTCGAGAGAGCCGGGAGCCTGGACTCCCTGCCCGGTCCCCCACACCGGCTCGGAACTGCCACCGAAATCGCCACCGCCACCGAGCATCCCGGTGCCTTGAGGCCTACCGCCGAACCCGTACCGGAACAAGTCCTCCCAGAACGGAAGAATTGGAACCGTCGCCGGAATCCACCGCTCAGGTGGCCCGCCCGGCTCGCCGGGCGGTATCGGATTGCCGGGGAGCCACTCGGTGATCTTCTTGTCGAGTTCCGCAAGGATCGGCAGCGCAATCGCCGCGCCGACCGCGGGCCAATTAAAGCCCTTGATCGCCTTCGCCGCTTTCGCCGCGAAACCGCCGCCTGCCGCGGCCCCTGCCGCGGTCACGCCGGCCGCGGCAGCTGCCCCTCCGGCGGCACCGGCAGCACCGGCCGCCGGGGCAACGGTTGCCAGGCTGGCTTTGAAGAGGCCAAGCCAGGTGATGACGTCCCTGATGAGAACGCCCCACTTGTAGAAGGAAACCCCGATCTTGAGCATCATCCCGCCACCGGCCAGAACGGCGAGGGCGGTCTCGATGCCGCCGAGGTGGTCGAGGATGAAGGTCAGAACCCCGCCGACCGGGGAGTCGGCGATGGTATTGATCGCCACGACGATTCCGTGGAAGAACTTCTCAATGGCGCCGAGGACCACGCCGAAGCCGTCGATGAGGCCAAACAGGGTCTCCTTGAATCGTGCGATGTCATTCGGGCCGTGAAGACCGAAGACGTCGTAGAGCATCCTGCCCGTGTAGGCGACGACTTCGCCGAGGGCTTTCACCGCCTCCCAGCCTTGCTCCATCCACTTCTTCAAATCGCCGGTGGCGGTAGCCTCGCCAACGAACTCGGAGAACTTCACCACAGCGCCCGCGATATCGTCGGTGATGCTGGGCAGCACCTGTGTGCCCACGCTGGCGATCTGAACGAACGCCTGGGTTAGCGGCCCGATCATCGGCATGAGCGCCCGGAACGATTCCACGATTCCGTCGAACATCATTCCCACCGACTGCTTGGCCTTAGGGTCCTGCAGCACGTTGCCGATCGTCATGAACATCTCATTGAACACCTGGGCGACACCGACCGACATGTCACCGAAAGCGTTGCGGTAGGTGCGGGCCAGCCCGTTCACCAACTGCGGCATCCCAGCGAAGAAGGTGTCCTGAACGGCGTTCTTCACCTCCATGAAGGCGGGAACCAACTGCTGCACCGACAGCATGAACTGCTGCGCAGCCGGCGAGAGTAGACGCAGCGACTCGGCGAACTTGTCCGGGTTGTTGAAGTCCATCATGGCGGTGAATGCGTCGGAAAGGCCCATCGTCGCCAGCTTCATGGTGCCCATCCCGGCGGCACCGGCGCTCAGGGCGGCGGGGAGAAGCCACAGCGAATTGGCCGCGGCGACGATCCCCTGCGCCACCGCGACGAAACCCGTGCCCAGAGGGAGGAGCAGCGCCGGGGTGACGGTGCCCAGTGGGGTGAGAGCGCCCAGGTTGCGGGCCACCGCACCAGTCGGGTCGGGCATCCCCCTTCTGCCGCGGCCAAAGGAGAACTGGCTGGCCGACTTGGCCTCCTCGGCGAGGTGGGTGCGCAAGGATCGGGTGGCGTCGCGGACGTTACGCTCCATGGCGCGGTAGGCGTCGCCGGTGCGCTCGACCTGAGCGGCAAGCTGGGCGCTGGTCACCTTACCGCTGTTCATCATGTCGACGGTCTTTTGGTGTTCCCTGCTGTAGCGGATCAGGGATTCCGACGCATTGCCGAACCCTCTCTGCATCCCCCGGGTGGATTCGATGGCGCTCTTGTTCGTCGCGATCTCACGCCGGATGAGGGCTTCGTTCAAGTAGTGCGCGGCGCCGTAGGACACCAGCGCCTTCTTGGCGTCCTCCTGTACGGAAGTGAGCTTCTCCAGTTCACGGGCGGCGGCAGCGTCGGCCTCGCGCTGGGCTTTGCTCGTCTCGGTCGACACCCTCTTCGCGAGGGTCAGGTCGCGCGTCGACTTGGCGGCGGCCTGCTCGGCCCGGACGCGGGCCAGCTGCGACGACTTAAGTTCTCTTTTGGCGGACTCCAGCCCCTTGGTGGCCCCCTCCAGCGCCTCCGTCCACTTCTGTATGGACTTCTCGGCCCTCGCCCTCTTGAGCTTCCCGGCGAGAAAGATGACCTCTTCCTCGGCCTTGGCAAGAGACTCCGTGGCTAGAGTTTCCCGCTCCCTGGCCCTGGTTGCCGCGTCGCTGGCGTTGATGGTCCGGTCGTAGCTGGCCAGCACCTGATTGTTGGCCCGGACGACCTTGGCGCTGCGTCCGATAGCGCCCTTCTCCAGGCGGCGGTTGATGTCCGATTCCAGGCTGTCGACGTACCGCTTGAGTTGCTCACCCTCCATCATCAGCTTGCGCTGATTGAGGTGGGCGAGAATGTCAATATGGATAGCCATCAGTCATCATCCTCCCCTGCGCTGTCCGGAAACCGGACACCGGCACGCGAAGCGAAGGAGTAGAAGTGCTCCCGAACCTCCGTCTGACGCTGATCGGCGAACATCAACTCCCTGAGCTTCGCAGGAGACAGGAACACCTGCGAGCCGTACTCCTCGGCCTTGACGCCGGGAACGTACGCGGTGCGCAGGACCATTAGCTCATTGGCGATCTGCGCCCAAATCTTCTCCTCTTCGGAGAACTCCTCGCCGCGCACGGCCGACTTGAAAGCACCCCGCTCCGGCATGAACTCCAGCAATTCAAGGAGTTCATACGAGGACATGCTCCCATCGTGCCATTCTTTTATCCGGCGGCGATGGTACTGAGAGAGGTCACTCGCTATCTGACGCGGGTACTGCCGCCAAATCCAGTGGGCCTCCAGCACTTTTGTCGTCACCGGCCCGCCGATCCGCCAGTTCGGCGGCCTGGCGGCCCCAGATGCGCCACACGTCCTTCGCGCTGCGGCCACCCTCGCGGAGCCGCTTGTAGCCCTCCTCGCCGAGGGCGATCATGGCGACCCGCACCGAGTGCGCCGGCTTCACCCTGACGCCGTCCTTACGGTAGGGCCGCTTGAGGGCGCCCCTCTCGGTGCTGGCCGGGAGCACGACGCCGGTCTCGTTCCCCTTGGCGTCCAGAAGGCGCTGCTCGGGAATGTAGACGTCCTCCTCCCGGTCGTAGGTTTCCAGTTCCATCACCAGGTCTTCGTAGTCGTCCATCTGCTCGTCGTCGAGCATCCCCAGGTCGGGGTGCGGAGGGATCGCCAGGAAGGTTCCGTCGTTGAGTTCCAGTGGGGTGTCGGCGAACAGGGAATCGTAGGCGTTGGCCTGCTCCCGCGCCTGGCGACCGGAGTTCGGCGGAGTGTTGGGCAGGTTGCGGCCCTGGGGAGTGGTTTCGCTCATGGACAGAAGCATAGAGCATGATCTGTCCTTTGCTCCGTCGATTTATGATGCGCTACCCTTCACGGCATGGCGAAGACGAGGGTCAAGTCGGAACTTGGACCCATCGGGTCCACCGTCGCGGAACAGGTCCGTCTTCATAGGGAGCGCGTCGGCATGAGCTTCGCGGAACTGTCCCGGCAGCTTCTCAAAGCTGGCCGGGTCATCCCGCCGCTGGGGCTGTCCCGCATTGAAGCCGGTCTGCGGAAAGTGGACTCCGACGATCTTGTGTGCCTCGCCATTGCCCTTGGGGTTTCCCCCATCACGCTTCTGCTTCCCGCCGGGGGCGACCCGGAGGCGGAAGTGCAGATCACTGCAGCGCAGAAGACCCAGGCGAAGCGCGCTTGGCACTGGCTCAGCGCCAGCTACCCGCTGGCGGGATCGGTGCTGCAATTCTACGGCGACGCGCTCCCGCCGTGGGAGCGCGTCGCCGTAGAGGACGGACTGGGCGCTGGGCTTCCGGGGGCTAGGACGCGCCCTTGATTTCGGTCCAACTCTGACCCGACACCCACTCGTTGTAGTAGATGGGGATGAGCTCGTTGGACGTCGGGTTGTTGGGGTCCTTGCCGACGAAGTACGGATCGGGAAGCACGGTGTACCCGAGCGAGCCGGCGTCCGGATCGGTCTTGGACCGGCGGTACGATCCGACGTCGGTCAGCTTGCACAGGCTGTAGCCCTCAGCGGTGTACATGAACTTCCCGCGCTTGCGGCGGGCGAACATCAGGATGATCTGATACTCGGGTGCCTCGGTGTCGATCGGCTTGCCGATGGAGAAGTTCGCCGTGCCGGGGTCTTCCACGATGGGGACGCCGTTGCTGTTGGCGAGGGCGAGATTCATGCGCAGGCGCTTCATCAGCGGCTTCACGGTTTCAACGCCGGTGAAGTTGATGGTCAACCCCTCGCCGGTCAGATCGGAGTCGAACGGCAGGTTCGACTGCAGGATCATCTGGTTGTCGTTGGTGACATCCGGCGCGCGCTCGGGGCCTCCATCCTCGGTGAGCGCCCCGATGAGGAAGAATCCCTCGTTCGGCTCCGGGTTGGTGATCCAGTCGCCGTCCACCAAGATGTGAGCGAACAGGTCGTCGCGCGGGTTGCCGTCAGCGGCGAACGGGGACCAGTTCCGGGTCGGCGGGTTACCGGCCTTCCACGGGCTGATGTTGGTAGCCGCACCACGGTTGTCGCGGATCAGAATCGCAGCCAGGCCACCGCGGGTGTTGAACCTTGCGTCGACGTCCCCGAAACCGCCTGCTCGCCACGAAGTGCCTGTTGCTGGGATTGCCATGCTGGACGCCCTTTCCTCACGGTGGATTCTATGCTATCTCGTCGTAAGTCTGCCCGAACTCGTACCGCGCCACATACCGGATGACTTGATCATTTCCGTACTGCTCACGACGTGGTGACTCGAACACCTTCATCCAGTCGATGGTGCCCTGTGTCTCCAGGTAGCGACCCAACTGCAACATTCGCTGATGGGTTTTAATCTTTTCATCGCGCGCAGCATCTTCGCCGAGATTTTTATCGCACAGCGTGTCGACCTGGATGACCTGATTCGCGGTGGATTCCTCAAGGTTTTCCTTACCGGCAACCTGCTGGACGACGCACATCGGCAGCGGATCGCCGATCTTGCGGGTGTTCGCCGTCCTCAGCAGGGGCATGAGCCATGCGACGACGATCGTTTCCATGTCGGCAGGTCCGACCGGAAGCATCTCGGCGGTCACGGCCATTCCCCGGCTTCGAACTGCTCGGCCCGGTCCTGGTTGGTGGGGCGTCCACCCCGGTCAATGGAGGGATAGCTGCTCTGGCGGCGGCGGCGTCGGCCCCTCTTGGAGAGGGTGCTGTTGAAATCCATCTCAACCTGCGCCGCCAACCCGAACGCGGGGGTCGGGGTGTTCGGGGTTTTGTGCCACTTGCCGTCCTTGCCGAACCAGCGACCCGCCTTGCCATCCTGGTCAGGGCCAGTGCCGTACTCAAGGAGGTGGGCGATCTCGTCATAGGTCACGGCGCGTGACTTCCAACCACCCCTGTTGCCGCCTGCGGCGCGGGACGCCCTCACCGACTCCCGGTGAATCGAATCGCGGTACTCGCCGGTGGCGTATCCACTGTCCAGGTATTCCTCGGCGAGCGACTTCCAGTGCAGGACGACGCTGTCGCATATCGCGGCGAAGTTGTCCTCGGTGTGACCGAGTCGCGTCTTGTCCAACTCCATCGCCAACTCATTCATCACCTGCCTTCTGCTCACCGACATCTGCAATCACCCCCCCCGCGGGTTGGATCGCATCTGCGGTGTCCGGTTTCCGGACAACACCGCGCCTGTCCGGTTTCCGGACAACAATCCCGGTGTCCGGTTTCCGGACAACAGGGGAATCGCTGACGGCCTCCACATATCCGGCGAGGTTCTTCGCCTCTTCCTCGCTCAGGGTGACGACCTGCCCTGGGGACTTGAACCGCAAACCGCCGGCAAGCGGGACGTAGCACTCCTCGACAACCTCGTAGCTAGGCATGGGACTCCTATCGGTGCTTCCTTGACATGATTGTCGCCTTGAACGGTCTGGAGAAGTCGTTGAACGGTCTTATCCCGCCGACGATCTGATACTCGACGCCGTTCACCCGAATCCTGTCACCAGCGGTGATCGCCAGAACCGAGCTTCTCAATTCGTCGCCGTACTCGCCGATCGGGATGGTGGTCTTCCACACCTCGGTGGCGATGTCGTACTCCAACTCGGCAGTCTCGGTGAACGTGAGAGGACGGTGGCGACAGCC